AGAAGAATATAGTGAGTTGGTATGGCGCAACTCTACTTGGGTGAGATACAAACATCCAGATAGTAAGTGGTCATTCACCAATAAGTATTTGTTTGAGAATGGGTCTAACGTCCACGAACTCACAAAGAATGAAATGATTGTTAGTTATCAGTTGTCAACGAATACAACTTTCAAAGTAAGAGACTTGTATATCACTGACGATGCTGAAGAAGAATATAGCGTGACATATATGACATTAGGATATAAATTTTGATTAGAGTATTAGTATTAGCATCCACCATGCTTCTAGCATCGTGTGTTGTATATAAAGTAAAGGCTGCTGAGTTTCAAGGTCTCTACACTGGTTTGATTATGGGATTCAAGTTTGAAGAAGACGCCGATGGTATTAGTCGCCGTGATAGTAATACCGATGTTCATATCATTAAGGACATGTCAACCAACTCTATGATTTATGGTAAGTGGAAGTTTACTGACACTTTTGAAATTGATGCTGGTCTGTCACACACAAGCGATACCTTTCATCCTGATGATGAGTATTACAAAAACCAACTATTTCTGAAGTTACAGAAATGTGTAGGTTACTGCAAAAAATAATTTGACATTTCTGCCCTTTTAGGGTATAATAAGACAATATGAAAAGCTCTGGGGATATAAGTAGTATCACCCCCAGAGATAACCTATACGCTATGGAAAGATAATATGTCCGTTAAAATTGATAAGAAGAAAGACTCCCTACTCGCTGAATACGCAGTCGGGATGTTAAAAGACTTTTACCTAAATGATTATGAGAAGAGTCCACAAGAAGGATTTAGACGGGCATCAGAAGCGTGGAGTAAGTATAGAGAAGAGATGGACGAAGACCTCGCACAACGTCTCTATGACTATGTGTCTAACAAATGGTTCATGTTTGCCTCTCCTGTATTGTCCAATGCACCCAACGGTGAGAAGAAAGACAAAGGGATGCCTATCTCTTGTTTCCTCACCTATGTCCCTGACACACTTGAGGGTCTTATTAGTCACTCGTCAGAGTTGCGTTGGTTGTCTGTCTATGGTGGTGGTGTCGGAGGACACTGGTCAGATGTGCGAACTGTTTCGGACATCGCACCTGGCCCAATGCCATTTCTGCATACAGTAGATGCAGACATGATTGCGTATCGTCAAGGTAAGACACGCAAGGGTTCATATGCCGCATACATGGACATCTCACATCCAGATGTTGTTGAGTTCATGAACATGCGTATTCCTACTGGTGATGTGCAACGCAAAGCGCTCAACTTACACAATGCTATAAATATCAGCGATGAGTTCATGCAGTGTGTGTTTGAGAACAAAGACTTTGATTTGCGTGACCCAAAGAATGATGAAGTAAAAGATACGGTCAACGCTCGTAAGTTATGGGAACGTCTCCTTGAGATTCGTTTCCGAACAGGTGAACCATACTTGAACTTCATTGATACGGCAAACAAAGCGTTGCCACAACCGTTAAAAGATAGAGGACTAAAGATTCACGGGTCAAACCTGTGTAATGAGATTCACCTACCAACAGACGCAGACAGAACTGCGGTGTGTTGCTTGTCATCTCTGAATTTAGAATACTACGATGAATGGAAAGATACAACTATTATTCGTGACCTTGTGCGGATGCTTGATAATGTCTTGCAGTTCTTTATCGACGAAGCACCAGACACAATCTCACGGGCCAAATACAGTGCAGAACGAGAACGCTCAATCGGGCTCGGAGCAATGGGATTCCACAGCCTCCTCCAAAAACAAGGAGTCGCATGGGAATCAGAAGCAGCCCGAGAAATCAACAAAACCGTGTTCGACTTCATCAACAGAGAAGCGGTTGCAGAAACTAAACTCCTTGCCGAAGAGCGTGGTGAGTATCCTGATGGTGTTGGGAGTGAAAGGCGCAACTCACACTTGCTCGCCATCGCCCCAAACGCCTCCAGTGGAATAATTCTATCAACAAGTCCTTCTATCGAACCATTGAAGGCAAACGCATACACCCATCGAACTCGTGCAGGTTCATTCTTGGTAAAGAACAAATACCTCGATGAACTTCTGACTGAGAAGGGTGAGAACAACGAATCCAATTGGACTTCTATTATTACCAAGAAGGGTTCTGTTCAACACTTACCATTCCTCAATGAGGGTGAGAAGTCAATCTTTAAGACCGCAGACGAACTAGACCAGATGTGGGTTGTCCAACATGCCGCAGAACGTCAACCGTTTATTTGTCAAGGTCAATCAGTGAACCTGTTCTTCCCTGCTGGTGCAGAGAAGTCATATGTAAATAAGGTTCACTTTAGTGCGTGGAAGAAAGGTCTAAAAGGACTATACTATCTACGCACCGAAGCAAAACAGCGTGCAGAGAACGTCTCTGAGAAGGTAGAGCGTGTTGCCCTTGCGGGTGATATGAGAACTATCGTGTATGGTAAATCAGATTGCCCATTCTGCTCTATGGCAAAGGAAGAACTTCGCTTGCGTGGTATTCCTTTTGATTACATCGACCTAAAAGAAATTGGCAAGACTGCCCGTGAAGTGACAGGTCGAGAAGTTAAAACTGTCCCACAGATTTACATCGAAGGTGAATACATTGGGGGATATGATGAACTTATGGAACACTTTAACAAACCACTAGAGACAACAGAAGACGACGAATGTAGAGCCTGCGAAGGTTAGAGGAGAAACGATGTCACTACTAGATTTTAGCACAACATATAAACCATTTGCCCATCCGTGGGCCGTAGAACTATCCAAGAAACACGAAGAAATCCATTGGACAGAAGACGAAGCGGAACTGTCTGAGGACGTTCAGGACTGGAAGACTAAACTTACTGATGTAGAGAAGAACTTCATCACACAAGTCTTGCGTCTGTTTACACAGTCTGACGTTCAGGTTGGTGAGAATTATCACGAACTATTGATTCCTCGTTTTAAGAACAATGAAGTCCGTAACATGTTATCATCGTTTGCAGGCCGTGAAGCGACTCACCAACGTGCATATGCATTGTTGAATGATACGCTGGGTCTGCCTGATGAGGACTTTCATATGTTCCTCGAATATACTGAGATGGCAGACAAGATTGACTTCATGAAACAGGGTGACACTAACAGTCATACTGGTCTTGCGTTATCACTTGCACAGTCTGTATTCAACGAAGGTCTGTCAGTATTTGCATCGTTTGTGATGTTGTTGAACTTCCAACGCTTCGGTAAGATGAAGGGTATGGGAACAATCGTTGAGTGGTCTATTCGTGACGAGACTCTTCACGTTCAAGGTAATGCGAAACTCTTCCGTGAGTTCTGTGAAGAGAAACCTCGTATCGTCAATGACGAACTCAAGTCTAAAATCTATCAGATGGCAAAAGATGTGGTCAAACTAGAAGACCGTTTCATCAAACTTGCATTTGATGGCGTGGAGATGGAAGGTCTGACCGAAGAAGATGTAAAACAATACATCCGTCATATCGCAGACCGTAGACTTCTACAACTTGGCATGAAACCAAAGTTCGGTGTCAAGGACAATCCACTACCGTGGTTGGACTGGGTTCTGAATGGCGCATCCCACGACAACTTCTTTGAGAAACGTGTTACCGAATATTCCGTGAATGGTATGGAAGGTGACTGGGGCTGGGATGAAGTAGCATAGTGGATGAAACATACGAAATAGAATGCGATGTGTGTGATAGTTTGGTTGAGTGTCTGGTAAGAGACAGCGAAGAAGAACCTTCGTTCTGCCCCATGTGTGGGACATCTATAAATTAAACATATATACCTTCATGTGGATATATGAAGATAAAGAGTTTGAACCAGAAGACGAGTTCTTGGAGGAATACCAAGGATTCGTCTACTGCCTTACAGAGGTGTCTACTGGTAAGAAGTATATCGGTAAAAAGTTCTTCTGGAAACCCAAGATTCTCCCCAAGACAAAGACAAGAAAACGTAGAGTTCGGACAAGAGTTCAATCTGACTGGAAGAAATACTATGGTTCGTCAGAACAAGTAAAGACACTTCTAGAAGGTGGCCAGGAGTTCCATAGAGAGATTCTCAGACTGTGTAAGACCAAAGGGGATTGTTCATACTATGAAGCGAAACTACAATTTCAATATGATGTGTTATTGAGAGACGATTATTACAATGAGTTCATCGGCTGTAAAATCCATTCCAAACATCTTAAATCGTGATTGCATTCGAGACGATATCGTCTTCGACAATTATTCCAAAGAAACAATATCCTTTACGATTAACAGGGTAAAGAACCTGTTGCGTGATGCAGGCGCAGAGAAGGGTGACCTCATCACTATCTCCATTCTTCATGTGAACCACTGGCATATCGCATCTATCTTTGCGTGTGCGGAGATGGGTCTAAAGATTATGATTCTAGATAGTCCCGCAACTCTGGAGTCACTACCATATACCAAACTCGCACTGCACGGGCCATCACAGTTCTATATTCACGACTCAGAGATTGATACGACTGACATCTATGGGGGTCTGCATGATGAGATGATTAGACGATACGGCGGCGAACCTGTAGATATCAGACACGCATGGAAGACTTATCAAAACGATTTCCGTGTTGATGTATCACCTGATGACCCATTCTTATTGAGTTCGACATCGGGAACGACTAAAGCGTCGCGACCTATCTTGTTCTCACACAAAGAGGTCTATGAGATATCAAAGAGAAACATCGATGTGTTTGGTTTCGAACCAGATTCCTTTGTATGTCATTCACGCAATCTACACCACGCATCTGCACTTCTCACATCTCTATTCCCTGCTTTGATGGGGTCAAAACGTCACTTCAATATCCCTATCGGCCATGACCTGTCAGGAGAAGACCATCTTCTATTGCAGGGATATCACATGATTCGTAAAATCAATACGACTCATATCATGATACCTAATAAGGCAACACTGATTGACTTTCTAGAAACAATCAAAGAACCGTTTAAGAGAACACTGAATATCAACATGTGTGGGTTTGCACTTGATGAGAAATTCGTGGAACTCGCAAGACAATACAATGTGAAGTTCTTATCACACTACGGGTCTATCGATACAGCCATTCCGTTCTTGGTAAATTTCGTTGATGAAGATAGTGTTGTTGAGGAGAATTGTCTGGGTGTTATGCCTGACCAGTTTTATGGAATGGTTATGAAAGGAAATAGAGTTGAGATTCATTCTGACTTGTGGGATGAACCTAGATATATCGAAGATGAGTTAGAACTTAGAGATGGTCAATTTTTCTTAGTTAACCCTAGAAAAATTGAATTACCAGACATTGACCTGACACCATTTATGAGTGACACTAAAATCAGTATGGAACAGTTACGAGGACACTTACATGAGACGGGATATTATCCGAAAAGACATTCTGATTGACGGGATGACCTATCAACAGTTCTGTAAAAGAATCAACAAGGCAAAACACTTATTGATTAATAACGGAGCTGAGAAGGGTCAAGTTCTTCAGATTCAAATACCAATCGTTCATGGTAATAACCTAGCTTTCATATTTGCAGGAATGGAGTTGGGTATGCCTCTCATGGTTGCACCTGATGATACTTTCAATCCTTTTCATGATAATGAGTTCTATGAAAAGAACTACAATAAAATTCGCAATAGGAATAAGTTTGTATGTGATTACCGAATTGATGGAGCGAATATTGACATATGGACAAAAGTTTTTGGGGAAGATAGATTTCACAAATTTACAGATATAGTCAAAGAGAGATGTGTAAATCTAGAACAATCTCTCGTGGAGGATATGCCTGATACTTACGCTCAACCATATGATGTATATCCATCTGATGAAGCACTATCTATTATGGATGAAGATTATAATCCAACACCTGTGACCTATGAAGAGATTGAAAGAAAGTCTGTGTTTAAAGAAGATGATATCGTAGCCTTTGGTATGTCCCATCACCACGAGAATTTTTTCGAGAATGGTCTTATCCCCGCAATCACAACAGCAAAGGAGATGGTGTCATTTAACATTCCTCCTGTTGAAATATATGGGGATACAATCAAAGTCTATATCGCAAACAGTCTGAGAAATATTATAAGAAAAAGAGTAACCGCAATGTATTGTCTTGAACCGATGCCTATGAAGTGTATGTTTGAGTTTATGGAAGAACGTAACTGGGACTTTCGTGAGACTGTAAGAATTGTGGTTCAGAAATATAAAAAACGCACAGATTTCCATGATTATTGGGAAGCAGAAAAAAACATTATTTTTGATTTTTCCGCTTGACAATTCCTGTTCTATGTCGTAGTATAAGATATAGTCAAGAGAGAGGAAATGATTATGAATTACGAAATTAAATTAGAAGAGTATAATCAGTTTGTTGATTATTGCCACATGTTTTATGGTGAAGGCGAAATCTACGGAGAACACGGATTTGCGACCAAACAACAAATTCGTGAAGCGATTAACATCTACGTCAAAAATATAAAAGGCGAACAATGGGGTGGTGGAGACTCTGTTGACCGTGAGAATGTTGGTGGTATTCTTATGGAAGAGTTTGATATCAATCTTTACAATTGGAAAGCAGAGGCTTAATATGATACGTCAAAACAATGATACTGGATATGTTCTCAACCTAGATGGGCCTGAAGGCAATGCGTTTGTCCTTCTAGGTGCTGCATCTAATCTGTGTCGGGAACTTGATTACAATAAAGATGAGGTCATGGAAGACTTGCAGGCGGGTGACTACAATCACCTGTTGCAGACTTTCGAAGGATACTTCGGGCCGTTTGTTACTTTGGAAACAAATAATCCCGAATATTTGGCACTTTTTGCTTGACATTCTTTGCGGAATGTCGTAATATAATAGTATAGTTAAGAGAGAGGAAACAAACTATGGCTTATGTATCACAAGAGATGAAAAAAGAGTTAGCGCCTGGAATCAAGGCAGTTTTCAAGAAGTATGGTATGAAAGGTTCTATCAGCATCAATCACCACAGTTCTTTGGTTGTGACTCTACAACAAGGGCCTTTGAACTTCGAAGGTCTGGATGACCGTGGCAATGATATCTATTACACTGCCACTGATGGTCTTCACCACAGTCAAGTCAATACCTATCACATTGACAAGTTCTATAGCGGTGAGACTGCTGACTTTCTGAATGAGTTGGTTGCCGCAATGAAAGCACCTACTGGTCGTGGTGAGTGGTATAACAAAACCGACATCATGATTGACTACTTCGACATCGCATACTACATTAATGTCAATGTAGGTAAGTTTGACAAGGGTTACATCCAAATGGGTGAGGAGGCGTTAGCCGCATGATTGATGAAATGGACATTCGAGCTAAACGGTATGCCATCGTGGGATTTCTTGAACACGCCGAGCGTGACCTAGAAAAAGCAGAACTGAATGACAACAAAGAAGCTGTGGCAACTTATACATTCCTTGTTATGGAATACCAACAGATGTTAGAGGAGTTTGATGAACACTATGGCATCCAAACCGTTTGACACCGAAGTCGCCCGAATAGGCGACTTCATTTTAACCCGCTCCGACTATCCTGACGGAGATGGATTTGACAAGAACTGGTTTGAAATCTTTCGGGTGGTAAATGATGACTATATAAGTATTCATACCATTCCAGGCTTCTCTTATAGTTCGTCTGGTGTGCGTGAATATTTTACGAATTATGTGCATAAATCGCACCATGAAGAGATTGAAAACCCTATATAATATAAGAGGATTCTAATGGAATTAGAAGTATTCGAAATTCTGGAACAGTTTGGGCAACAAACTACCAGAGCCGATAAAATTAAATTGCTTAAAGCAAACAATATCCCTGCCATTCGAGATGTCTGTCGCGGCGCGTATGACAAGACTCTGGAATTCAGTTTACCCGAAGGTAAACCACCCTACAACCCAAACAGACCAGAGAGTGTTCCCTCGACCCTGCGTAAGGAACATCGCAACTTTGGTTACTTTGTAAAGGGTTTACCTCAATCGGAAAAGATTACAAACATGAGACGTGAGACAATGTTCATTCAGTTATTGGAAAGTATCCACGCTGAAGATGCAATCATCGTTCTCAATATGGTGCAAAAGAAAGCACCAGTAAAAGGTTTGACTAAGAAGATAGTAGAGGAGGCGTTCCCGAACCTATTATCCTAACTTTCGTTATGTTTTATTTCAACTCTAGAATAAGGAGCAATTATGCCAAGAACACAAATAGAGAGATTGAAAAACGACAGCCGAGAACTTGATAACTATATACATCGTCTCAAGAAAAAGGGACGCGACAACCTCGCTCATAAGTTATCAAAGAAACAAAGTTTTCTCAATCAGACTATTTCTGAATACGAAAGTTCAATTCTAGCATAAAGGTAGGTGGTCAAGTATCTCGTTGGGGGTGCTGGTCACCCTCAACGTTACTTACTTGGAGTTTAATTATGACTAAAAAACGCATTGAAGAAGACGGTTACTTCTGGGATTCTGACAACGACCAGTGGTATCCAATCGGTTCAGAAGAACCAATAGAACAAGTTTTAGGCACACCTGGCTTTGTTTCATCGACAGGTAACGTAATCAATAAAACATCGGGTGACTGGAAAGACTTGATGAAGAATATCAAGAAGGGTTCGGGTAGGTCGAACACTATCAAGACATGACGATGAAACGTCTGAAGATAGACCATCTCCTCAACTACGATGCAATCACACAAAATCAAAAGATAGCATACGACTCGTGGGATGACGGAGACCATCTGGTTCTCGCTGGTTCTGCTGGCACAGGTAAGACATTCATTGGAATGTATCTTGCCCTTTCTGATGTTCTCGACAAGTCGTATGAACAAGACAAACTTGTTATTGTAAGGAGTGTTGTTCCGACACGAGAGATGGGTTATCTGCCCGGCTCAATCGAGGAGAAGGTGGACGCATATACCGCACCGTATCGAGCAATCGCAACCGAACTGTTCAATGAGAAGATGGCATATGATGCGCTTGAGACACAAGGAGCGGTCTCTTTTATGTCCACTTCATTCATTCGAGGACAGACAATCGATGACGCAATCATTCTGGTTGATGAGATGCAGAACCTTACATATCACGAACTGGATAGTATTATCACCCGTGTAGGACGCAACACACGCATCATCTTTAGTGGCGACTACTATCAATCAGACCTAAATAAAGAGACTGACAAGAACGGTGTTCTGGACTTTCTAAACATAATGGAAGTCATGAATAACTTTACAACGGTAGAATTCGGATGGGCGGATATTGTAAGGTCAGACTTTGTAAGAGATTATATAATGACCAAAGAAATGGTCGAAAGAGGAAAACTAAATTGAGACTATCACCAAACTTCACCCTGAGTGAATTTACCAAGTCCCAGACTGCTCTGCGACAAGGTATCGATAATACACCGAATGAAGAACACTTGGTTGCGGCACAGGCATTATTCTTGATGGTCGTTCAACCTGTTCGAGATAACTTCGGTGTCACTACTATCAACTCTGGATACCGTGGCCCTGCACTGAATGAAGCCGTGGGTGGTTCGTCACGGTCACAACACTGTAAAGGTGAGGCAGTGGACATTGAATGCCCAGGCACATCCAACTACGAAGTTGCAAAGTGGATTGAAGACAATCTGGACTTTGACCAACTCATCCTTGAGTTCTATACGCCTGGCATTCCTGACAGTGGTTGGGTTCATGTCTCGTATAAAGTTGAAGGTAATCGCAAATCTGTTCTAACTGCTATGAGGGAAGATGGTAAGACAGTCTATAAGACTGGACTTATCGAATGATTATGAAAAATAATAAGTTCAAATACCTAAAAAAGACTTGACATTTCTCTTTCTTTATGTCATAATAAGACATAATCAAGAAAGAGGTAAATATGTTAGAATACAATACACAATATCACAAAGTCATTCTCACTGATGCAGACGGTGTTCTGTTGAACTGGGGTTATGCATTCGATGTCTGGATGCACGAGAAAGGATATCGTGTATCTGATAAGTTCGCATATGACATCGCTGAACTCTATGGTATTCCAAAAGCAGAAGCCAAACGGTTAGTTCGGGACTTCAACGAAAGTGCCGCAGTTGGTTTCATTCCGCCTCTTCGGGATGCTATCCAGTATGTCAAGAAACTTCATGAAGAACATGGATATGTCTTTCACCTGATTACAAGTCTGAGTAAAGACCAGAACGCACAACGGTTGCGGACAATGAACATTCAGAAGTTGTTCGGTGAGACTGCATTTGAGAAGTTTATCTATCTTGACACTGGTGCAGACAAAGACGAAGTTCTTGCTCCCTATGAAGGAACTGAGTATGTCTGGATTGAAGATAAGGTAGAGAACGCCTATGCTGGTGCAAAGGTTGGTCTTGAACCTCTTGTCATGGAACACGCATACAACATGGATTGTAAAGACTTCCCTTTGATGAAAAACTGGAAAGATATCTACGAGTTCTTAGTTGACTAAATACCTTCGTAATTACGGAGAGACTATCATGGCAAAAAAACAAAAACAATTACAAGAACAATCAATCTATGACAAATATGATTTGGATGGAGATGGTGTAGTGAGTGACAAAGAACTTGCGAAAGCAGAAGAGATGCGTAGATTTGAGAATGAAGATGAGAAGGCAGATGCACAACGCAAGATGGCATGGTTTGCCCTCTTGGGTATGTTGTTATACCCCGCTGGCATCTTCTTCACAAGCTTGGTTGGTCTGGATAAGGCGGCTGAACTCGTAGCAGATATTGCATCTGTCTATTTTGTATCAGTTGCAGCAATCGTAGCTGCATTCTTTGGCGCATCGGCACTTACTAAGAAGTAATGGAAAAAGTTAGATGGCGAGGCACATGGGGTATTGGTGACTCCATGCACGCTCTCAATGTTTGTCATAAATACGCTAGGGATACCAAGCAAAAGATTAATCTTGAGATGCATTGGTCTCATGATGAAGATTATCTTGAACATCCCAAAGACCCTGAGACAATTGTCCAACGCACAGATTGGATTCATAAACAATATCATCGTCAAGAAGATGTAACGATGACACATGTCTTTAATTCAGACTTGTTTCCAAAGGGCAACATGAACCCAGAGAAAGACAAAACCAGATTTATTTTTGATTCTGGTAAAGGAGAACCAGTAGATAACAACTGGGTTTTCAAACCAGAAGCTTTTGATACAAAAAGAACAAAAAAGATTGTCATCTGGACACCAATGAAAAATTCACAAGCACCAAGAAACTGGAAAAACTTCTTGACAAAAGAGGATTGGCATGATATAATTAAGATGCTTTCTTGGGAGGGTTGGAATATAGTTCAGTTAACCTATAGAACTCCTATCAGAGATGCATTTAGACAGATTCAACAAGCAAGATTTATTGTCTGTTATGATGGAATGTGGCATTACATTGCACGGAACTTAGGTAAACCCATGTTCATTCCATCATATGAATCTATAACAAATTACAATACACCAAATGCAATAAGGATACCAAAATTTAGTCATAGAAAACTAGAACTAAATACTGAGAAATATCAGGAACTCTCTGACCTAAAAAATAAAGCGAGAGGTGATGTTATGGATTGGTGGAAGAAAGATGGTGATGATTTTTCGAACCAACTTGGAGATATGAATAAGAGAGCTGAAAAGCATCTCAAAAATATAAAGAGATTTCATGAAGATTGATAGAGCAGTAATAGAAGTATATGGTGGATGTAACTACTCGTGTAGTATGTGTCCTCAAGATATGCGAACAGGTGGACGCGACATGCGATTCAAGGGTAAGATGACTCTTGAAGAGTTTGAACAGAATGTTGCTGATTGTGCTAAACATGGTCTACGAGTCGTAAACCTTGATGGTAGTGGTGAGGCAACCGCAGTCAACAACCTACCTGACTATATCAGAATTGTCAAGAAGTATAACGCACAGGCTGTTATCTTCTCTAACGGATTCAAGATGCATGGTCAATACATGAAGGATTGTGTTGATGCGGGTCTTGACTTCTATCGATTCTCCTTTATAGGTTCTAATTCTGATAAATACAACGAGTGGATGTATAATAAAGTCGGTGGCACATACGAACAGATTATTCAGAACATCCGCGAGATGAAGGCGTATGTGGATGAGACCGACTCAAAGTGTGTAGTTGCAACATATCATCTGATAACTGACAATGACAATCTACAGAATGAACTAGACGAATACAAAGCATTGGTCGAAGACCTAGGCGTTAAAACAGAGATTTGGAAACTACACAACTGGAGTGGTGTGTATGACCCGTCTTATAAACGCGAAGGTGAGGTAAAGACCTGTGGGCGACCTTTTAGTCCAGACGTTGTTATTCGTGTTGGTGGCCTTGATGGTAAAAGAGGTGCTGTCGCTCCTTGTTGTCAAGTCTTGGGCAGAGACGATGAAGCGGTTCTCGGTCACACATCTGAAAACACAATTGAAGAAATCTGGTTCGGTGATGAGTATAGTCAACTCCGTGATGACCATACTACTGGAAATTATCCTGATTACTGCCGTGGGTGCGACTTTCTACTTGATGACCCTGAAGTTCTAGTTTACTCGAATCACAATCGTGACCTTCACCACATGTATGGGACGGAGTTCGACCTCAATGACTTCCGATAAACCAACGGTGTTAATGCTTGTGATGAGAGGTCACAAAAAATCTGAAGGATATGCACGACAATCTAGAAAGACTTGGGAAGACGCTGGGTTCAAGGTCAGTTATGTAAGTGCATATACTCCCGAAACAATGCCTGACTTTCTAGATTTTTCAAAAAAAGACAAGACTAGCAAAACTATTGCTATACAGAAACGAACTAAAAAAAAGGTTGTCCCATACTTTTCTGAGACGGAGAAAGCTGTTTGGTATTCTCATCTGCGTATATGGAGACGTATAGTAAAATCTAAAAAACCTTACATCGTTGCAGAACACGATGCTAAATTAGTTCATACAAATTTTCAATGGAAAGAATTTTGTATGAGAAAACTATCATTTAATTTACTAGGGGCGGTTTATCTCACACCAGAATTTCTGGAACGGTGGTTTGAATATTTTGACAATAAACCCGACCTAAACGTTGACGGTCAGATGGCAGACTTCTTAAAAGAATATGATAGAGGTGAATTAGATGTGGTGTTTGATAAACCCTCACTACATAACTATGACAACGATAAAGACTTATCGCCATGGCCCGTAAATGCCAGTTGGGCTTCTTCAACAATTCAACATGGATTATATAATGAATGTGTGGATGATACAGATACCTGATAACGAGGTATCACAACACTATGTTAACAGCGTCTTACCCTCGTGGGAAAATCACGGGTTTGATGTGAATATGTTCAATGCAGTCACCCCTAAAACATTAAAGAGACACATCCCGATTGATTCATATCACGGTAATCGGGCGTTATCTGATACGTTATTGGGATGTTGGGAATCGCATTACTCTTTATGGGAAAAGTGTTACAATGAAGGGAAACCAATCACCATCATCGAACATGATACAGTTTGTCTTACAGACGATATGCCAATCATCGCAGACTTTTTTCAAATCACTGACTTCGAAAATAAAGAACAATGTAAAAACTATACAGAGAGGTTTGCGGGACATCCGTATTGGGGACGCTTATCAATCTGTCCTACCACTAGCGGATATTATATGACTCCAGATTGGGCTGAAACTATATTAGAGTATATGCATAGTCGAATTCATCAGAAGTATGTTGATGATATTCTTTGTGATTTTATGCAATATGAAAACAACAATGATAAGTTGAGTTTTCCGTGGAATGAAAAATTGCATTGGTATAAGAGTATAGATAAGAGTAAGATTGTCACATATACCAGACCTTATTATGATAGAGAGATTGGAGGAACGTGTGAACATGAATAGAATGATTTTCCAAGTGTCGGTAGGCAAACCGTCAAAACTATATAAACACTGTATTGAAAGTGTATCTGAATATTGTAAGAAGTATGATATTGAACACATTGTATTGACACAGCCTAAGTTGCGTATCAAACCAGATATCTTTGCGACAAATCGTAGTGAAGAGTCCTATATGAAATATGGTGGATATCTACCTATCTACGAGAAAGAGAATGCGTTTGATTATCTGGATGACTATGACCAGATTGCAATCGTAGACGCGGACATCTATATCCGACCAGACGCACCAAATATCTTTGAGGACTTTGGAACGGAACAAGCCTTTGGGGCTGTGTGTGAACGTGAGATGAGTATTCAGGATTGGTATAAAGACAAGATTATCAATTACTCTCGTATGCAATATAATTCTCTCCATAGTAATAAATTGGATTTCCGACCGAATAGTCTAGGGTTTGAGTTCTTCAACATGGGTCTGATTCTGTTGAACAGTGAACTCTTCAAACCATATCTCAAGGGCCAAGACCCACACAGTTTCATCAATCGTATGGAGTTCAAGGACTTTGTTGATGGACAGGGTGCATGGAAGTGGTCTACTGACCAGACATTGTTGAACTACTTCCTCAAGAGATATAACATTCCAACCAAACACATGGACGGTAAATGGAATGGATTGTATAGTGCAGTCGATAATCTGAAGGATTGTCACTTCATTCATTTCTTTCTCAAAGACAAACTCCCCAACGCTGGTGAGAATGTTGGAGAGTTGATGAAACAAATTGTATAAATACTGTTATTGTCAATAGAGTGAATAAGGAACTAACATGTTAAATCCAAATGAGTTTGTGAAGAAAATTCGCAAAGAAAACCAAGCACTGTTCGAAGCATCCAAGATGAACGTCAAGGCATACTTCGAGAACGACCTTTCCAAAGAGGAAATGGTTGACCACTTCATTGGTCGTATGGTCAATGAACGTATGAATATGTCTGAAATCTCTGCAC